CGAGCGCCGACGGGCGATCGAGAAGGAGATCAAGAAGACGACCGTGGCCGACGCTCTCCGGCAGGGGCTGCTACGGGCGGCGCGCGAGGAACAGGCGCTGATGATGTCGATCGGCGGCAAGTTCGGCTTCACGCCGGCGGACCGTACCAAGGTGGCCACGCCGACAGCGCAGGCACCGGAGAAGGACCCGTTCGAGGAGTGGGCCAAGGGAAAGGTGATCAAGGGTGGCAAGACAGCCTGATCCCGTGACGGCCTGGGCGCGCGCGGTCAAGGCGCGTCGTGTGCGCGTCGGGAAGCTCGTCCGGCTGGCCTGCGAACGCCACCTTCGTGACCTGGTCGACGGGGCCGCGCGCGGGTTGCACTTCGACGCCGAAGCCGCGAACAGCGCGATCGACTTCTTCAAGCTGCTGAAGCACTCGAAGGGGAAGTGGGCCGGGACGCCGTTCGAGCTCTCGGCCTGGCAGCAGTTCATCGTGGGCTGCATCTTCGGATGGAAGCGCGCCGACGGCTCCCGGCGGTTCCGCGTCGCCTACAACGAGATCCCGCGCAAGAACGGGAAGAGCACGCTGGCCGCCGGCCTGGGCATCCTGCTCGCCTTCTTCGACAACGAGCCGGGAGCCGAGGTCTATTGCGCGGCCACCAAGAGGGACCAGGCCAAGATCGTCTTCAACGAGGCCAAGCGCAGCGTCGAGAACACGCCGGCGCTGAAGCGGCGGATCTCCGTCCTCAACGCCAACATGAACGTGCGGGAGACCTCGTCGAAGCTCGAGCCCCTCGGCGCCGACGCCGACTCGACGGACGGCCTCAATCCCCACGGCGTGATCATCGACGAGCTGCATGCCCACAAGACCTCGGCCCTGGTCGACGTGCTGCAGAGCGCCGCCGGCGCCCGCGCCCAGCCGCTGCGGTTCGAGATCACCACGGCCGGATCCGATCGGACCTCGGTGTGCTGGATGCACCACGACTACTCCGTGAAGGTGCTCGAGGGCGTTGTCGACGACGACTCCTGGTTCGCCTTCATCGCGGCCGCGGACAAGAAGGACGACTGGCGGGACGCGACGACGTGGCAGAAGGCCAACCTCAATCTCGGGATCTCGGTGAACCCCGACTACATCGAGGCCGAGTGCAGACGCGCGCAGAAGATCCCCGGGGAGCAGAACACGTTCCGGCGCCTGCACTTGAACCAGTGGACGGAGCAGTCCTCGCGCGCGATCGACATGGCCCTCTGGGACGAGGCCGCGGGCGAGGTGCGGCCGGAGCAGCTCGCGTGCCGGGCGAGCATGGCCGGGCTGGATATGGCGTCGACGAGCGACCTGGCCGCGAAGGTGGACGTCTTCGGACCCGACGAGGGCGGCTTCTACGACGTCGCGGCACGGTTCTGGATCCCGAAGGCTTCGATCTCAGCGGGCACGTCTCGCCGGTCGGAAGAGATCCGGCGCCAGCTCGAGCTCTGGACCGAGCAAGGCTTCATCACGGCGACGGAGGGGAACGTCACCGACTACGACTTCGTGGAGAAGGACATCCTCGATGACGCCGAGCGGTACCGGCTGCGGGAACTGGCCTTCGACCGCTGGAACGTGACCCAGCTGATCACCCACCTGCAGGACGAGTGGGGCACCGGGGACACCGCGCGCATCAAGGTCGTCGACGTCGGGCAGGGGTTCGCGAGCATGGCGGCGCCGACGAAGGAGTTCCTGCGCCTGGTCGCGGACAAGAAGATCCGGCACGGCGGCAACCCTGTTTTGCGGTGGATGGTGAGCAACCTCGCGCTGAAGCAGGACCCGGCCGGGAACCTGAAGCCGGACCGTGAATCGTCGGGCGACAAGATCGACGGCGTCGTCGCGCTGATCATGGCGCTGGGCCGCGTGATGGTGGCGCCGACGGAGGGGGAATCCATCTACGACCAGCGCCACGCGGCTGGAGAGGAGCTCGTCGACTCATGGTGAAGCCGGAGACGATCGACCGCCTGTCCATCTTCGTCGGGCTCAACATGATCGTCTGGGGCATGGCCTACCTGTCTCCGGCGGTGTCGGTCATCGCCTGCGGCGTCATTCTCGTGACGGGCGCACTCTACGATCGCGACAAGAGGCGGCCATGACCAGCATCCTCTCGTGGTTCCTCGGCGCCGCACCGCAGTCGGCGAACCCGCTCGACGATCGCTACTACGAGGTTTCGACGGGCACGCTGTCCCGCTCCGGCGTCCGCGTCTCCGCCGACACCGCGATGCGGGTCTCCGCCGTCTACCGCTGCGTCTCCATCCTGGCCAACGTCCTCGCGATGTTCCCGAAGGGGATGTACGAGAAGCTGGAGAAGGGGCGCCGGCCGGCGCCGGATCACCCGCTCGACCCGATCATCAGCTTTGCCCCGAACAAGCGGCAGACCGCCTTCGAGTTCTGGCGGCTCCTCTGCTTCCACCTGGTCCTGTGCCAGAACGCGTATGCGCAGATCGTGCAGGGCGCACCGGGGAGAGGATGGGTCGGCCAGCTCGTGCCGCTACACCCGGACCGGATCAAGGGGCCGGAGGAGCTCGCGGACGGCCGGCTGCGCTACGAGTACACCAGGCCCAACGGCGAGAAGTACAACCTGATCGGTGGAGTCGACATCTGGCACCTGACGGGGCTCAGCTCGGACGGCCTGAAGGGCATGTCCATGCTGGATCTCGGGAGCGACACCTTCGGCCTGTCGATGGCGGCCGAGAGGCACGCGTCTCGGTTCTTCGAGCGCGGGGTGAAACCGGGCGGGATCCTCCAGCACGATCGCACGCTCAAGCCGGACACGGCGAGGGAGTTGTCCGACTCCTTCAGCCGGCTGTACGGCGGCGAGGGCGGGATGGGCAAGGTCCCCGTCCTCTGGGAGGGGATGAAGTTCACGCCCGTCTCGATGACCCTGAAGGACGCCGAGTTCCTCGACTCGCGGAAGTACTCCGTGGCCGAGATCGCGCGCTGGTTCGGCGTTCCTCCCCACATGGTCGGGGACGTGGAGCGCTCGACGTCGTGGGGCACCGGCATCGAGCAGCAGGGCCTGCAGTTCCTGATCTACTCGCTGCTGCCGTGGATCGAGCTGATCGAGCAGTCGATCCGCTTCACTTTCGTCGTGGAGTCCCTGAAGTACTACCCGAAGATGAACGTGAACGCGATCCTGCGCATGGACGCGGAGGCGCAGGCGAGTGTATTCGCCACCCTGATCGACAAGGGCGTGCTCAGCCCGAACGAGTGCCGGGAGTTGCTGGAGCGGAACCCGCGTGAGGGCGGGGACGAATTCGTGGACGTCGCCAAGTCCCCCACGCCTCCGCCGTCACGATTCCAGCCCCAACAGAATCCGCCTCCCCCTCCCGACGGCCAGCAGGAACAGAACCAGGCCGCGGCGATGGCAGCCGAGGTCGCGGCAAACGTAGCGCGCGCGCGGGCCGAGGAACTGCGCGATGAGGAAGTGGCGGCTCTCGCGCGGATGGCCAGGCAGCACTCGAAGGACTCGGAGGAGTGGCGTTCGGCCGTGGCCGGGTTCTACGGCCGGTTTGCGCGCCGTATCGCGACCACCGGGATCTGCTCGCTGCTCAAGGCGCGGGCCTGGTGCGTCGCGCGGCGTGATCTCGTGCTCTCCGACGGCGGGCTGATGAAGCTGACGACGGACCATCCGGCAGCGGATGGCGCGCTCTTGGCCTTGAGCAACGGAGGTTCCTCGTGCTGAGCCTGATTCATGCCGTCGCCGGTCGTCCTTGGGCCATCCGCGCGGAGATCGCTCTCCACGTCAGGGGGCTGATCGCCCGCGAGGGCATCACCGGACTGCGCCACCTGGCCGAGCTCAAGAAAGACATCCACGCATTCGACGAGGACGCTCGGTCGCCTCGCGCCGCGGGCCGTGGGGCCGCCGGGTCGGTCGGCACCGTGGCCGTGGTCCAGGCGATCGGCTCGCTGACTCAGCGAGTCCAGGAAATCAGGAGCGCCTACACTCGATCGACGGCGTCGGTGGCGGCCGAGGTGCGCGCGGCCGCGGTCGAGCCCAACGTGGACGGCATCGTCCTCGAGATCGATTCACCTGGTGGGGAGGTGTTCGGGGTGCCGGAGGCGTGGGCCTCGATCCGTGAGTCGGGGCGGATGAAGCCGATCGTCGCGCACGCGAACAGCATCGCGGCGTCGGCCGCCCTCTACCTCGCGAGCGCCGCGAACGAGTTCTGGATCACGCCGAGCGGGGAGGCCGGCAGCGTCGGGGTCTATGCCCTCCACATCGACATGTCGAAGGCGCTGGAGCAGATGGGCGAGACGTGGGACTTCATCGTGGCGTCGAAGAGCCCGTTCAAGATCGAGGGCAACCCGAGCGCGCCCCTCGGGGACGAAGCCAGGGCCCATCTCCAGCAGGACATCGACCGCTACATGAGCATGTTCATCCGCGACCTCGCGAAGGGCCGCGGCGTCTCCGAGAAGGTCGTCGAGACAGGCTTCGGCGGCGGCCGGATGCTGAACCCATCGGAGGCGGTCCGGGTAGGGATGGCCGACAAGGTGGGCACCTTCGAGCAGGCGATCCGGCGCGCGGCGGATCTCGGCCGGCAGGCGCAGGGTGGCCCCAAGGCGGAAGTGATCCGGTCGGCGCCAGCCGCGGCGGACCCTGTCGAGGTAGCCGCGCGCGCCCACCTGGCCGGCCTGCCGCCCATGAAGATCGAATGATGCGCTGGTGGCTGTATTCCCGCCCGCCACTGTTCTGGTACTGGTGCGAGCAGCGGGCCGGCGCGTTGTGGTCGCTGGTCGCGGGCGACCGCGCATCCTGCTGGCTTGACGGCGTCCCCGCGTTCTTCCAGCGCCGGTACTACACCGCGCTGAATCGAATGGTCAAACGGACCGGCCTCAACCTCTACGGCCGGCCGATCTAGGAGCGAAACGATGAAGCGAATCCTGGCCGTCCTGCTGATCCTGCTGGTCGCGCTCACGCCGCTCCAAGTCGATGCGGCCGTGGTCTCGGCCATCCCCCTGACGTCAACGGGCGTGAACCTGTGCACGGCGCTGGGCGGGAACGTCGACTCCACGAACACGATGGACCGCGGCTATACCCTGGGCGGCGCCGTCGCGCTCAGGATCGCGAGCGTGGCCGGAACGACGGTGACCGTCAACATCCTGGGCTCGCCGGACGGGACGAACTTCTACAACGTGCCCTACGCCGTGGTGGCCACGCCCGAGACGCCCGTGGTCTCGGCGCTCACGATCACGACGACGGTCACGACGCTCTACATCCTGCGGCCGGGGCAGCCCTGGCGGTTCCTGAAGATCAACATGTCGGCGAACACCGGAATGACCCTGACCGTCGACGCCTTTCCGATGTGGCCGTGAGGTAGAGTGGCCGACATGATCTCGCTGAATCTCGGCTACCCGCCGATTCGAGCCAAGGTTCCGGACGTCAGTGGTCGCGGTGCGTGCATGAGCTTCGAGGTCGACTATCCGCCACCGCGCAGACTCTCCTTTCCCGTGATTAGAAGCCTGCCGTTCCGGGCGCCCTCGTCCGAAGACGGCCTCGTTACCGACTGGAAGCCAGCTATCGGGACGGTCGAGTTTCGCCACGATCGCACGATCGACGGCGTCGCGTACTACCTGTGACCGACGACGGTCCTCTGCGCATGCGGCATACCCACGGCGACCGGCGACACTTCACCGAGGAGGAGGCGTTGCACGGCTGCCCGGACTGCGCCGCTCCAACGGGGATCATCAACGCCTTCGAGCCGGATCCGCTGACGGACGAGGAGCTCGACACGATCGAATATCTCGCCGGCAATCAGGGCGGGAGCGTCGCGGAAAATCGCGCGTCGGATATCCGCCGCCTCGTGGCCGAGGTCCGCCGCCTGCGCTCCGACGACTGGCTGCAGCGCGCGGCGAAAGCGATCGTGGGCGAGTTCCCCGACATCGGTCCGTCCTACGGCGGCAAGGACGAGGACTACGCCCTCGCAGAGGCCGACGTCGCGGAGATCCTGCGGAAGCACCGGGACGGGAAGGCGTGAGCGCTCGCAGTCGGGCCTTCCCGTGGTGGGGCGAGCGGCGCGTCCCGCACTACGTGAATCCTGACGCTCCCCTTCCAGACGTCGAACCGGCACCGCTCCACCTCTATTTCGACCGAGCGGGTGCTGGGTTTCGCGAGGCGTGGACGTCGCGCGGGGCCGACCTCTTCGGACGTCCGGTGTTCTTCGTCGAGCGTGAGGAGACGCTCGCCGGCGTGCGCATCCGGTACACCGCCGGGCCGGTCACGATCGAATGACCGACCCCGGCCGCCTGCTCTCGGACGAGGAGCTCGAGGCCGCCGAAGCCACGGTGCGAGCCGCGATTCGGTGGACCGAGGTCGGCGGCCCGACGAAGGTCGCGTCCTCCTTCGACCTCATCATGATCGAGCTGCGGCGACTGCGAGACTTGACACGGAGAGACGGACAGGCGTAGGGTCGTTCTCGTAGTCGTTGGGTTCCGGTCGCGCCAGCGGCAAGCCGCCCCCGACCGTCGAACCATCGCAGCACATCGGCGCCGCATGCGCCCCTGCTGTTCACCCGAACTTTCTACGGGTGCCCGGCAGGGGCGTTTTGCTTTTCCCGGGCGCCGAGCGAGGCTGCGATGGACAGGCTGAAGGAGCTCGAAGTCACCCGGCAGGACAAGCGGAAGGAGATGAAGGATCTCCTGGCCGCGTCCGCCAAGGACAACCGCCCGCTCACGGAAGAGGAGCGCGCGCGCGCGGGCACGCTCACGTCCGAGCTCGAACAGATCGACGCGACGATCAAGTTCGAGAAGCAGACGCTGGAGTGGGACCGCACCGAGGCGCCCGCCGTCGACCGGCCCGCCGGCGAAGCGGAACCCCCGGCCAAGGGCAACGTCCGGCCCTCCCTGGCCCGTCTGGGCGGGGCGAAGAACCCCTGGGGCGACTGCTCCACGGAGCGCGGCCGCGACATGGCCTTCGGCACGTTCCTGCAGGCCGTGCGCACCCACGCGAAGGGCGGCCCCTTCGACCCGCGTCTCGGCATGTCGCCGCAGGCCGCGGCCTCCGGGGCCAACACCAGCATCGGCACGGAGGGCGGGTTCCTCGTCCGAACCGACTTCTCCGCCGCCCTGCTGGACAAGGCGATGGAAGACTCGGTCCTCGCCCAGCGCTGCACCACGATCGACATCGGCGAGGGCTCGGACGGCATCGAGCTCCCCTACGTGGACGAGACGTCGCGCGCGACCGGCTCCCGCTGGGGCGGCGTCCAGGTCTACCGTCGGGCCGAGGCCGACACCGTCAACGCCTCCAAGCCGAAGTTCGGGATGCTCGAGATCCGCCTCGAAGACATGATGGGCATCTGCTACACGACGGACCGCGCGACGCGGGACGCCGTCAGCCTCGGGCAGATCATCCAGAAGGCCTTCGCGTCGGAGTTCTCGTTCAAGGTGGACGACGAGATCATCCGCGGCACCGGCGCGGGGCAGTGCCTGGGCCTGCTCAACTCCCCGGCCCTGATCGTCCAGGCGAAGGAGACGTCGCAGGCGCCGGCCACCGTGGTCGCCGAGAACGTCATCAAGATGCGCTCGCGCCTGCGCGCCCGCAACCGGGCGAAGGCGGCCTGGTTCTACAACCAGGAGCTGGAGCAGCAGCTCCC